CTGTGTCCCCGACGTACAGCGAGTTCGCTTCTGGTACTTCGTGGGCATTCTATCAAGCAACATCTCCGGCAGGATGGACGAATATCCAGGTAGGCGGGACTACTCCGTATATGTTCGTTGTAAATAACAATCTTGCGGCAGGCCAAGGCTACGGGTCGGACAATCCTATCAACGTGACAGCTTATCCGAACCACTCGCATACAATAAGCGATCCAGGCCACGTACATGGCGTAAGCGATCCTGGTCATAACCATCTGGCAGGTGCTATCGTTTATAACATACCTAGTATAGGTGGCTCACAAACGGTGTCTTCGCCTAGAGCTTATCCTTCTACTCAAAACCCTACAACAAGCTCTTCTGGAACCGGCATTGGTATTAACTTAAATGGAACTAACATTCAGGTTAACCAGTCTGGCGGCGGCTTTAACCCACTGTACTTGAACTTCATAGTATGTCGCAAGAACTAAGATAACCTCAATATAATGCCACGATAATGTTATTATCGTGGCATTTCTTCGATAAATATCCACTATGAATACTAACTATCCCACTGATTACGACGCCTGGTTATCAGGTTTTCAATATGGCACAAAAGCCTGTTTGAATAACGATACTCGTTATACTATGGACGAGTTTAAGGAAAAACTATTGAACTACGAGTTGGATGATCTAACTATATGGATGAATGTAGGTCGAGATACCAATAATGGTACATGGGCTATAGCCGGAGTTCGTATGGGGGTCTATATGGTTATGTTGACAGAATGGGACTATTCCACTTTGGACAATGATACTGTATTGGCAGATATTTGGAATACCATTAAGCTCGATAATCCAGAAATGGTATGTGGTAGAGTGAGCGAGGAACTATCGGAAGTATTGAACCTACCGATAGTAATGTTGGATGGCGAGGCCAGCAAGTTCTTCAAGTTACATTGCCAGCCTCGCCTATTTTAGAGATTCTTCGGAGGTAGCATCTGGACGGTAGGAGGATTCATCAGGATCGGTAAGATCGTCTGATGAGTCTTGTACGTCTCGTTACGCAACGATTCGATCTCAGCTGCTGTTCTTCTTTGCTGGGCAGAGTTTTCAATGGTAAGAATCGGTAGCCATGTCATGGCACACGCAAACTCATCCATCTTTTCACCATTCTGAGGATTCGTACCCTCTAGCTTGGTGTACCATGCACAACGATGGATAGCACCATCCTTTGCTTCCTCGCACTTGTGTCCCAATGGACAGGTATACACTACTTTAAGCGACATTTTTAGTCCTCACAAAGTCCATAGCCATCGGAAATATCCTTGCGATGGCTTTAGCACACGCGATCGCTATTTCACGATTTTCTTTCTGTGTGCTTTCATCGGTGCGAACCGATATAAAATGTATCCATGAACGAATCGAACCATTCATGTACATTCGACTACCAATAAGACCCTCAGGTAAAACAGCTCTTGCAACTTCCTTTGCGATGTTATTGTTCACGGCCCATTCATATGTACTTTTGGACAGACGAATGACATCCTGCTGTTTTTCTAACCACAGTTTAGCCAGCTCTCTGTGTTCGGCATTGGACAAATCTAGTTCGATCGAGTTCTGCCTGTTCGCTGGATCTTGTAATCTAGCTTCACGATATTCGTACTTGAGATCCTTAACTGGATCAGCATATCGTTGACTGAACTCTTGAAAGGCAAAAGAACGATGTCGTAAAATTTGTCTTGCAATATCTCTAGTCGTGTCGATTTCCAAACAGGCATTTATCATCTCAAGGGGGGACCAATGGAGATGTTTGATCAAATATTGTATAAGTTTCTCGCTGGTCAGAGTATTGAATTGATTCGATGGGTTACTGACGCGGGCGCAAAAGGCGATCAGCTCTTGAGCATCGTCTATCCCCTCAACAGCCAGCTCCTCTACTGGCTGTTGGTAGCTAATAAGACGTATTGTCATTTATAATTTTCCTAATAGTTTGTCGGTTTCTGGCTGAACGATACGGGCAACAGCAGAGATGTCAACAACAAAGTCAACATCTCTTAGCTGATCATCGAGATCTGCAAACATGCGTGTTAGCATGGATTCTATCTCTTCAATCTCCATACCCTGTTTTACCAGAGTATGGATGTTGACCGTTTTCTGTCTGCCACCTTGAAGTTTGAAAACCATCTTTTTGACACATTCCAGAGGAATATCCGTTTTGTGGACGTCTGCCACGATGGTTTCCCACTGAGTCATAAAATTGTCGTCATTTAGTTCCATCCGCTACCTTACTTGCCTTTGGCTTATTTGGGCCTCTGCCGCGTCTGACCTTTGGCACGTCTTGTCCAGATACGACAGTCTCGGTTACTTCCTTAGAAGAAGTCTTAGACGATGATACGTTAGGGAAAAGTTTCTCTGCTTCTTTCTTCATTCGTGCGGCTTCTGCCACCATTCCCTTGGCTTCTGCTTCCATGCGCTGTGCTTGAGACAGCATATTGGCAGCAATATCACGATCACTCAGGGCGCCATCTGCCGCAGCAGTTATAGGTTGAACCTGCGCGGTTTGTTCACGGCCTTTCTTGTATTCTGCTTCGGCTGCGCGTTTGACAAACGGATCAACCAGGCCGCGACTTGCGTCGTTTTTCGCCATCTTTTCGATGGCCTCATTTCCCTTCTTCATCTCGTTCAGCATCTTATTCAACTCGTCCAGACGAATAGATGAACCAGGCACAGGGGTAATGAGTACATCTGCTGTGCGAATTTTCTTAATCATCCTTTCGTGGTGCAGGGTCTCAAGAATGAGGCGACCATCTGGCAGCAAACTACGATGAAGTGCAGTAGAGAATTCCTCTGCCTGTTGTCCAACGTCGCTCTCCAGCACACGCATGATGGAGTCATGCCAATGTGCAGGGAGAACTTCCGGATATATCACCAGGCACATGTGGTCCTCTTGTGGAACTTCCCTGAATAGAATACATACTTTTCTATCGCCGTGTTTGCCAATATGTTTTATAAAACTCATAATTTCCTCTAGTTGGTAGGAGATTCCTCGGAATCTCCAATTTCTTCACCCACTTGGTCGTTGAACGCGTCAATGAATGAAGTTAGCTTGTCGTAAACCTCGCCTACTGTTTTCAGCTCGGAGCCTCGAAAGGCTCCTCTGCCTGCTGATAGGTCGATGATGTCCTTGATAATGATCAGATCTGCAATAGTTATGTCGGTATTTTCCATGATGATATTTACTCTAAATTCACAAGTGAATAAAATTAATTGGAATAGTAGGCCCAAGTGCCGTACGGTGGTACGACAGTGTTGTTGCCGTGGATAATCCATAGAGTGTCAGCGTAATTTTCATCACCCCATGTGCCACAAGGGTACCCGTCAGTGAACACAACCAGTCGTTTGGGCTCGATGTCGTTGTTTTTCATGTAGTTAAACATACAACCAAAGTCTGTGCCGCCACCACCATGGACTTCATAGTCGGTGATATCGACGATGTTATCGCTGTTGAATTCTTGCACGTTATACACTTCAGTATCAAACGTACCAAGAATGATTCGGAAGTTGGGAAATTGTTCCATGATACCTTGTATTTCGCCAAGCTGGTCGCGTGTCATCTTGTTGTTGATGGAGCCAGATTGGTCCATGAACACCACGATGTCGACCATTTTGTCTCTGTCCGAACCAGGTAATATTGCATCCAAGTGCCAACCACGCCGGCTACTTCTCATCCAGGTGTAATCTGATTTTACAGCAGATTCGAGCTGCTGCTGAATCAGCTCTCGCCAGTCGAGCGTAGGTGCAGTTATATCTTTTATGAGCTTTTTGACACCTGCTGGTAGATTTCCAGCGTTGTCGCATGATTGAGCAGCTGTTATGATAGCTTCTCGTAGCTCGTCGCGTATTGCTTGACGTTCTTCTGCAGTCAGCGAAGGACGTTTGGATTTTCCATCACCATTGCCATCGCCATCACCATCTGCGTCACCATCGCCGTCCATATGCTCGTCCAGCATTTGCTCAATAAGATCTTCGAGACTTATTTTTTCCATATTTTGGAATAGATCATCGTACACTTGCTCGGCTGACCAACCTTCGTACTTTGCATCGTACAAGCAGTCGACCGTGGTAATAAATTCACCAATACGATGTTTTTTGAGATCTGCGTTTACACAGTAGTCGGCAGCAATGTTGAACAGTTGAGCATCTCGAGACCCGCGTCGGCCAAAGTGATCGTATACGCAGTGCAGCACTTCGTGTCCAAACAGGAACTGAACTTCTTTTTGACGAAGGGAGTTGATGAACCGCGAGTTGTAGTAAAAACTTCTACCATCGGTTGCCGCTGTCTCGCACCACTCATCGGCGTTTACCAGCTTCAAGCGAGTGGCAAGATTGCCAAAGAAGCTGTTCTTGATCAGAAGAGTCACCCGAGACTGGACGAGCGCATCTTTAGCCTTCAGATCCTCGGCAGGTACGGTAGCACCGAGACGTGATTTGAAGGGCGCTTTTTGCTTTTTGGTGGCAGGTTTAACCATCTTGTCTACTCCATATATGTATTATGAAACCAGTATACGACACCACTGCCATCTTGTCAAGCACTTTTATGCCCATCGAAGCAGAAATATCGTGGCCTTCTCCTCGCTGTCGAACACCGCGTTGAACACATAGACGTCACCGACATACTCTCTGTTGACTTGTCCGCCGTACCTCGCAATCTCATCCACGCATGCCTTGTACCAATTGTCTACCTCCAGAGTGGTAAAATGCCTGTATATGTTTATCCACCACGAACTTCCTGGTGCATTCAGGGTGACCTTTTCCATTATCCTCTCCGCATCTTCGAGATAGACTCTGCATCCTCCTGTGAAAAAACAGGCACTGCGTTGGATTTGTGAAGCGTGGCGATACCCAATAGTGTGCGTTCACCAGCGTACACCCTAGCCTCTTTTGCTGGCGTTTGTCCAATACCAGTGTCGACACTTGGATAGTAAGGAGTCTCCCGAACAAATGAATAGTCGGGTTTATACGTCTCGCGCTTCTTAGGCGCCGGTGCTGTGCTTTTCTTCAGCTCTTCCTTCCATTCTTGATATGCCATATACTGCCGTTTTTCTTCCGCCGAGGCGAACTTCTGCTTACGTTTGCGAGTCTGCGTGGTAGTGTACTCTGGTCCAAGCAAGTGCATTGTCATGGGACTAAACCTCCTAAAATGAAAACAGTGTAAATGATTTTGACGACGACGTCAAGAGAATTTTAGGACAAATATACCAAAAGCATCGTCGCGCATGTACCCTCTGATGCAACAACGTAATTGATCCGTACTAATACAAAATTCTGAATACAACGTGATTTCTTTCCCGTTCTCGGCGCAATAAATTCCTTGAGGAGTACGCAGCCAATTCTCGAATACTCGATCCTTGCCGTCAGTAGTAAAAGAAGGGATAGCAAATCGAGCGAATTCGCGCAGTATATACAAGTCATTGTCGAATATTTTATGCGTCATCATCATTGCACAATACCAAATAAAGCACCACAAAAAAACCCAGTCCTACTATCATTTCCAGCAACAGCAATAAACCCAACGTCAAGTGTGTCATGACCACCTCAGTAGAAACAAACCATACTCTATTTCATTCATGAACGCAACTGAAAAAACGTCATGATCTCCGAAATGACTCTCGACCCACCCTGAACACTCGGTCCATGATGCCCTATGCCAACTAATTAAATATCGTTCTTTGCAATTTGCTATACACCAGCTTCGCATTTCAAAAAGATTCTGCCATCCAGTATTTTGGTATGTAAGAAAAGCTATATGGTTATACCCAGGGTAGTAGTCGTTTATCACGGATGTTTTATAATTAACACGTCCGCTATGCAGTCTTTCATAGTCTTCATAACTTAAGACATCATACCGCCAAAGGAAATACTCTCTGCGAATTAACCTTAGAAACGCACGAATTCTTCTCACGTCCACCTCATTAGAAACCAGGCCAATGCGTCCTCATCATTAAACTTAACGATAGGAAATATATCATCGTTGAATATAACCTTGCATCTAAACTCCTGCTCAAAATGATCAACTATAGGACAGTCTCGATCAATTTTATATTTTTCTCGTACCCAATCAGCCGCACGTGCTACAATGTTAAACAGTTCCATTTTTGGATCGACATATAACTCCAACGGATTATCTTCTATCTCCATCGCAGTAACCATAAAAAGATGTCGTCATACTCGACAAATCCCCACCATTCTTCTTCCGGTGAACTAGAAAAACATCTCGGAGCAAACCTCAGATTCTTGCGGCACCACCTGTGATATTCAAGTCTAGGATGGCCCAAAGAACGATCTAAGCAAATGAACCAATTGCATTTATTCTCATCCTGATCTTCGGGATACCATAACACTGAATATGGTGGTTCCGAAACTCCAGGCATTATGCTTTCAAAATACTCTGTAAATTCACCACGACTTACTATATTCATGACCACCTCAAAAGAAACATGGTCATATCTTCCTCAGTCTCAAAGTATATGAAACCATTCTCGTAGCGAGCATTGTAATTCATAAGTTCGTTGGCAATTTGCTGCCACCATTGGTTGTACGAGCCTTGTGACCAAGAAGTCAAATTCTTCCAGAACGAGGGAATGTCGTCATATAATTTAGCTGTTAGTGAAAGACGAGGCGTCATAGCATGTTTCTAAGCCGTTTAATCTCGTTGGCCAGAATAACAAGGTCCCAGTCTTCCGCGTAGGGTGAGACTCTGTTCTGTAATTCCTGCTCGAGTCGTTCCGCCTTTGCAATGACGTCGTTTGCTGAACGAACGTTCTTGGGAGGAGTTTTGTTCCATACTTTGTTGATTGTGTCGCCCATACATCACCTATCAATCAAGACCATCAAACGGGCCCTTAGGGTAGGCCCATGCGCCATTTTTTTCATGTAGCCACTTAGCCCATCGACGAGGTAAGAAGGGCAATATTGGATGGACTACGACATTGTGAAACACCGATCTAAAAAAATCCCATGAAGTTCTAACAATTTTCATTTTTTCTCCTTTTGTAGTTTCAACGACATCCCAACGGATGTATCCTGACATACAGTGTAACACGTTGGTGCCACTTGTCAAGTATTTTTAACACAGTTTCGATAAATAACAGTATGAATATTACAAGGAAGTATCATGACTCATACCCCACCGGATTTATTAGAGGCTTTAAGACATAACCAAGGAATCAGTCTTTCGTTCGTTATTGCTGTTATAGTCGTAACCTTGCGAGCAATAAAGGAGAAATCTGGGTTCATTGGAGCATTGCTTGATATCACGATCTCTGGTTTAGGTGCACCGACTCTCGTGTGGCTAGTCTGGCAAGATGCGCCCTTCTTTGTGTACGGGTTTATTGCGGCCGTGGTCGCAAGATGGCCTGATCTAGTTGATGCTGCCATCAACGGTTACCTAAAGAGAAAATCCCCACATGACGCTAAATGAAATTCATTACTGGATCGACGTAATAACCTGTTTCCCTCTGGCATGCGGAGGGCTACAGCTACTGAGGAACAATGAAAGTTTGCATGAATTATCCATTGTTTCAGTTATTGGAATAAAGATCATCATAGTGTCTGCTATGTTAGGTGTATCTAGCTTCATGTTTTCATGGATTATTCCTGAAAGTCGAGATATCATCACATTAGCCAGTGGTCCAGGCATCAACACTGGAATGATTCTGATGATGGCTGGATTTACCACTTCATTGAAGCTCAAGTGTCCTCTTCTATGCGTCTTCAATGTAAAGAGAAGAAAGAAGTAAACTTTTAGCTATTCTCGTCAATGAAAACGTGCCACACGAAGAGGTTGTCGTCAATGAGTGTGGCTAGATGCGTCCATTGTTCAGCGTCGATGTCTCTGCCGGTTCCGATGATCTTGAACTGCACCGTGACCGTTTGGGTCTCATGTGGGTCTACTAGCGCCCACACAAAGATCGTATGATCTAGTTCTTGACAAGACAATATTTTGTAGCCCAACGGAAGGTTGACGACGTCGTCAACCTTGAATTTGTGAACTCTCATTTTTATCTCCTTTGTGATATGTGCCCATTCTACGATATTTAGCGTCCTGAGTCAACCATCACAGAAGTTTGCTGAATCTTTTTGAAAGCTGAAATCAATTTTTCAAGGATCTCTGTACTTCGTCTCGTAAATTTTTTGGCACAGACCGCAACGCTTCCCCATTTTTGGCAACGGCGAGTTTGCATAGCTCCAGTGTTCTCAATTCCTCCGGCACATATCTCAATGCAACACCATCTTGACTAATCGCATTTTTGCATATTTCCGGTGTTTTTAGATTTGTCGGCACATGTTCCAATGCCCTCCAGTTTTGTCTAACTGCAAGGGTACATAGCTCAGGTGTTCTCAGTCCTCTCGGCACATAGTACAACGCATTCCAATTTTGTCTAATCGCGATTTTGCATAGCTCTGTATATTCCGGTAGGGTCTCTGGCACATAGTTCAACGCATCCTCATCTTCGGTAACGGCGATTTTGCATAGCTCCGCTGTTCTCAATTCCTTCGGCACATAGTTCAATGCAACCCCATCTTCGGTAACGGCGATTTTGCATAGCTCTGGTGTTCTCAATTTCTCTGGCACATATTCCAACGCCATACCTTCTCGGCTAACCGCTAGTTTACATAGCTCAGGTGTTCTCATTTTCTCCGGTACATAGTTCAACGCATTCTCATCTTCGGTAACCGCGAGTGTACATAGCTCAGGTGTTCTCAATTCCTTCGGCACATGTTCCAGTGCCTTCCAGTTTTGTCTAACCGCGAGTGTACATAGCTCAGGTGTTCTCAATTCCTTCGGCACATGTTCCAGTGCCTTCCAGTTTTGTCTAACAGCAATTTTACTTAGCTCTGGATATCCAGGTAAAGTCTCTGGTACAATCATCAACGCATTACCATTTTGGGTAACCGCGATTTTACATAGCTCCGGTGTTCTTAATTTCTTCGGCACATTGCCTAACGCCATCCCATCTCGACTAACAGCAATTTTACATAGTTCCGGTGTTCTCAATCTCTCTGGCACATTCTTCAACTCATCACCATTTTGAGTAACTACTAATTTATATATCTCCGGTGTTCTCATTTTCTCCGGCACAAGCCTTAACGCATCACCATTTTGAGTAACGGCGATTTCGCATAACTCTGGGGTTCTCATTTCCAACGGCATATAGTACAACGCCATCCCATTTTGAGTAACTGCTAATTTATATATCTCCGGTGTTCTCATTTTCTCCGGCACATATTCCAACGCCTTTCCATTTTTAGTAACCGCGATTTTACATACCTCAGGTGTTCTTAATTCCTCCGGTATATCGGACAGAGACAAATCTCCTTGTGCGATAGCATTGGCAATATCTTCAGTGCTTGCACTTGACGTAATTGCCTTTTTGATTCTGCTGTCATTGTAGACGTTTGGATTTATATTATAGGCTGGACTACCGGTATGCGGTTGTGATAATTCGCCTTCCAGTTGTTTCAGGTATTTCTTGAATTGAGCGTTGTTTTCACCATAATACGAGTCCAATCTATACATGTGATTGCCCTCTTTGTTCGTGTATGGTTGAAATGTTCCTCTTGCTATTTCTGCACCTGATTCCTTGTCCGTAAGGTAAGCAACCACTGTTCCGTGTTCTACTTCGTGGCATAAATAATGCCGATGTGATCCATCATTGAAATTCTTACAAGAATGTTCTTCCCACGATTGTCCATGCGATGTTTGTCCTGCTACTCCAGTAGGGCTTCTGGTGATTCTCACCTGCCTCGATGCCGCTTTCGAAGATTGACCCTTCCTGAATGGATCAACCTTGAAAGCTGCTCGTAATTTTGGATCACTGATCGCACTACCTATTCTAATTTGCTTTCCTGACTTATCTTTTACCATTCCTTTCTTGTAATCATCTGGTGAAATAGGTATGCCGATATCTTGCTCAATCGCAGCGAGGACTTCCGACTTGCCATCCAAATCCACCAATGGACGATAGATGTCCTCAATGTCATCACTGCCAAAGAAATGTTTGGTTGCCTGTGTGGCCTGAGGTGTTCTCTTTTTCCATTTAGCAACCTGTTCTTGTTCGGCAGGAGTGAGGTATTCATCCAATTGGCTCTCTTCATAGATTGCTTTACTGGTTTCCACGATGAATTCATGAAACAACCGATAAGCGGTTGTTTCATCGTTGTTCATCAGCGATTCGAAAATTTTGACAAAGTGTGACATAGCGATCTCTTTTTATATGAGTGTATTTATATTTATATTTAGGATTCACCTTTACTGTCAGAGATCGCCGAGTCTTCTTCTGAATCTTTTTTGGAACAAGAGAAAATCAAATTTGACACGATTCCTACAATATAGTATAAATATAACTGTACATGGAATTGTACCGAGTTGGCTGGATGCCATTGATCTTTAACAAAGTAAAAACAAGAGGAAATGATAATGGCTACTATAGCAAACAAAGCAGTTGCAGCAGATGCTCCGTTGTTGGATAAGGTCTGGTTGACCTTTGCATTTGGTATTTACACCGTATTCTACATTTGGGTACGTTGGTATGAAGGCGTTTACGGCTGGTCAGCGGGTCTTGACTCGTTCGCACCTGAGTTCGAAACCTACTGGATGAACTTCCTGTACACCGAAATCGTACTGGAAGTAACGACCGCCTCCATTCTGTGGGGCTACATCTGGAAGAGCCGTGACCGCAACATGGCGGCAATGGCGCCACGTGAAGAACTGCGTCGCAACATGACCCACCTGATTTGGCTGTTCGCCTATGCAAACGCCATTTATTGGGGTGCTTCATATTTCACTGAGCAGGACGGCACCTGGCATCAGACGATCGTGCGTGACACCGACTTCACCCCGTCACACATCATCGAGTTCTACCTGACCTACCCGATCTACATCATCACCGGCTTTGCAGCGTTCCTGTATGCCAAGACCCGTCTGCCGCACTTCGCGGAAGGCCTGTCCTTGCCCTACCTGGTAACCGTTGTTGGTCCGTTCATGATTCTGCCTAACGTAGGTCTGAACGAGTGGGGTCACACTTTCTGGTTTCATCGTAAGCCACTTTAAACAGCAATGTTTATCGAAAATCACTTTAATTGCTGGGATATCCCTCTGGGACAATCAGCAGCCAAGCTCAGAAATGAGAAGGTTCAACGACTAGCCGTAAGGCGTACTCCTAAGCAGGAGGAAATGGGTGAGATCCTAATGGGATCAAGATATAGTCTGATCTGCATGGTAACATGCAGCAGTCCGAATAGGACGGATAAGGAAGTAGCGAGCCTTGTTGAACATAATGTTATGGAAGAACTTTTTGTAGCACCGCTGCACTATGGATTTGTATTTTTCGGTCAACAATAATCGGCCGCTTCTTGCAGTAATGTGAGTCGAAAAACTCCTTTAATTGCTGGGACACCCCAATGGGGCAATCAGCAGCCAAGCTCAGAAATGAGAAGGTTCAACGACCAGAGCGAAAGCTCGTAGGATCAAGTGATCCGAAATGGGGAGCAACCAGAAATGGTTGAAGATATGGTCTGATCTACATGGCAACATGTAGCAGTCGAATCGACGATACAAGATTAACGATCTTGTGTGAACATAATGTGGTTAGCACTAGCAATCGCTGGGGTATTGCTCCAAGTGTTTGCGAGTTTCGGTAACCTGATTGGTAATCAGATCACTGAAGCAGTAGATAAAGGGCTGATTGCGAAGTAATTCGTAGTCAACTTAAATGAAAAGGGCCTTCGGGCCCTTTTCTTATGACGTTTTCTTTTGCTTCTTACATTGTTTACTGTTGTAGTGTTGACGTAAGTTTTGCTCGCCCTTCATTTCTCGTCTACACTCAATGCAGCAGAAAGACAGAAGAGTATTGCTTATTTTCTGCTTGACGTCTGCGTTTTTTGACACGTTATCTACTCCATATTTTTCAACGCAGGTCTTCATCGATTTTCTGCGAACCTCTGCAGATTGCATCGGATAATCTACTCCAAGATTGATATTATTTGTGTCTCTTAACTTTGCTAGAATATCATCACACTTTAAATGATGATCTACGCCGTACTTTTTCACGCAGGTATCCTTTGCTTGTTTTCGATTATTGAAGGTTTCATCACCGTGATTTTTCAACCTGGTTGATTTCTGCCTTTTCTTCGCTAAGTCTGAGTTAACTGATTCTCTGTGTTTCTTTTTGATATCTGGTCTATGGATGATGTTATTCTCGCCATGGCCCCAACCCTGGCCCTCTTCGTCTTTTTCATTGGCCCATTGTTTGCTGTCGACGATGTTCCAGAGTCGAGAATACAATCGGCCCCATGCTACAAGGGCATTGGTAGAATAGCACTTCTGCAAGATGTAAGTCTCGTGTTCAAACCCGTGCTTCCTTAAGTGCCTAGTCCAATGCACTCCTGAGCCATTGTATTTGAATGGATCACGGACAGTCTGTCCTAAATATTTTAGTCCTGTTTTCTTGTGAGTTTTGACGTAAAGATAAATAATCACGCTGATGACCTCCGAAGTCGTTAGAGCCATTGGATGTTCTCGCATCGTGAATGGCATTTTTATTGACTTTATTATTTATATTAATTAAAATTCCGAGGTGTATATAATGAATAATTTAATTGAACAACTATGTGAAAAAGCAACTATACAATCAGTATCTGAAAATTTTAACGGCGAGGATAGTTTAACCATACAGACTCCTTCAAAAGAATGGGCAGAAAAGTTTGCTGAACTAATTATTAATCATTGTATTGAACTCGTTGAACCCGAAGATCAGGAATACATGAATTCTTTACTCAAATTTAAAGTATGGTGTATTAAAACAGATTTTGGTATTAAATAAAATATGATTTTGTGGTGTTCGGGTGGATGGCACCAGCTATTGTCAGCGTTCTACTCCAGGTGTTTGATAGTTTTGGCAAGCTGATGACCTCCGAAGTCGTTAGAGCCATCGGATGTTCTCGCATCGTGAATGGCATTTTTATTTAGCAAAATAACACGCTTTCGTAACTTAGTCAAGTTTTCCGCTCAACCTATCAGATAAATAAACAAACCACAGAGGACTTATGAAAATCACGAAGCATATTTTGGACGTTTTGTGTCCACAAGGCAAAGATTCAATCACTGGGTCAGTAGCAGAATATTTCAATACCTATGCCGAGAAGTATGGAATAACCACACCTTCGCGTATAGCGCACTTTTTCGCCCAAGCTGCACACGAGTCAGCACACTTCGCCACCCTCGAGGAGTACGCGTCTGGTGCAGCCTATGAAGGTAGAAAAGACCTAGGCAATACGCAATCTGGGGATGGCAAAAGGTACAAGGGACGAGGTATATTCCAGCTGACGGGCAGAGCTAACTATCGTGTGTTTGGAAATCGTATCGGACAAGATCTTGAAGATAACCCAGAACTTGCCAGCACAGGTGAGATATCAGTTCAAACCGCGCTGGAGTATTGGAAGGATAGAAAGTTAAATGGTTACGCAGATGTCGACGACGTTGTTGCTGTGACCAAACGAATCAATGGTGGAACCAATGGTCTCGACGATCGCAGGAGCATCTTGGTCAAAATGAAAAATATTCTGACGCAGGTTATCCTCAATGAGGCGCTGAACTTATCTTTGAAAGTAGATGGAGATATTGGCCCATCGTCGGTGGAAGCAATCAAGAAGTTTCAAACATCAAAGGGATTGACATCAGATGGCAAGTTAGGTCCAAAGACCTTGAAGGCCCTGGGCTTTTGAGATGAGAGCGTTGGTACTGATACTGACATCCATCTTGTTAGTTGGATGCTATGGTCTACGGGACCCAGTGAAGAAAGACGTCACGCGCCCTAAAGGACACCAGCGTGACGTCTATTTGTTTGGCTAGTAATGACTCTGCGAAAGCTGAAAGAATACAAGCTCCTCGTCGTTGGTGAAGATCCGATACTTGTCGTATCCAAGTTCATACGCCCAGTGTGGGTTAAGTTTGTAATGCGAGGTATCTGATTCTTCTATAGGAGATTCCTTGAGAACTTCTCTTGTTGATTTGTTGTGACTCCATCCAAACTTGGAAATAAACCATCTTACGCTAGAGTGATACGCGACCACGCCAGAGGTTTCGAGATCTTGATCAACTGCTCTGGTAAAGGTTATGGAATACCGGAAGTCCTCAGCCATCTGGTCATCCTCATCTAAACGATCAACTTTGTAATACATAATACTGGATACCAAAAAGGGGCTGGTTTCCCAGCCCCGTGTGTTGTTGGTTAGTCGTTGCTGCTGATCACATACTTGCCAAACTTCTTCATGAATTCTGGCATGGACTTCAGTTTGGGAGGCATCAGCGGAAGTTCGTAGGTTTTCAGCGCCGTTCTGGCACCCATTACCGTCAACTCAGTCTCGAAGTTTGCCATCATGAAAGTGAAGAAGTTATCTGCCATTTCGTGTAGCTGGTCCGAGGACACTTTTTTGTTTACCGCTTCTTTCAGCTCGTAGCACATGCTAGTCACTAGCGTGTACATTGCCGAGATCTCTTTCACATTCAGCTCGGTCTCTTTGCCACTCAGAATGTCTTCGGGGCGAGGTAGCTTGCTCGAAATCTTGCGGTGAGCCATGAACTTCGCTGCCAAACCTTCGCCGATAGTACCAGAGATCAGATTCATCAGCGTGTCTGCGTCAGTGTCGTTGTCTTCGACCAACTCACTCACGAATGACCAAGAGCGAGGCGTTGGGAAAGCTCTGCTCTTTGAGCGTGGATCAAATTCGTGCAGATCTTGCTTTGCGAAGCTCAGGTAACCTACCACGTCAGCGTGAATCTTATTCTTGACCGCCCATTCGTGCCAAGAAGCAAAGTCTACCGCGATTTCCAAGTGGATGAACCGGTTGGCCAAAGGAGTGGGCATTGAGTAGGTAACACCCTTGTCGCTCTCGCGGTTACCTGCTGCAACCATTACCACGTTGTCTGGCAAGGTATATTTACCACAGCGGCGGTTTAGAATCAGCTGGAATGTTGCACCCTGTACGCTCGCAGTACCAGAGTTAAGCTCGTCGAAGAAGAGGACGATCAGTGGATACTGGTCAGCCAGTTCTTGGCTAGGCAGCTCGATCGGAGGAGCCCAGTCCATCACACCCTTGTCTTTGTTGTAGAATGGAATACCGCGAATGTCGGTAGGGTCCATCTGACCAACGCGAAGGTCGATCATAAAACCACCCAGCTCTTCCGTTACCTGAGATACGATGTCAGACTTACCGATGCCGGGAGGGCCCCAGAGGAACAGTGGACGCTTCTTTTGGAAAGCTTTTAGAATACCTTTGCGAGCCTGTGCTATGGTAACCGTTCTTGAATCGCTCATACTTTTTGCCTCTTGTGTTGTTTAGCTATTGTGGGTAGTTTACTTGGTTGGTAGGATGTTGTCAAGCTTTTTTCGTAGGTATTTTCAAAAATGTTTGGTCAGGAGTTCTACCAAACGAGGAGCTCCGAAGAATCTTTCAGGACGCTGTTTTTACCGTCTCCGAACTTCGCAGTGATCCTTACGATATCAGGATGAGTAACCAGGCCGGTGGTGTTGGCGAAGAGTGTCATCAGATCTTCGTTATCGAATGACTTACTCCATGTATGATCGTTCTTGAAAGTCCAATACAAGGTAACAGGCTCCAGCTTTGCTTCAATCTCTGCCCTGAATAATGTGTACTTCTCAAGGCGCTTCTTTGCCTCGTCGTCGATTGTTTTCAACCGACTCGTGTCCATATTGTGCGTGAGATCTGCCCACTTTACCTTCATGCTATCTGAATTTGCAAACACTCGCTCCTTGTAGTTTTTATACAGATCTGTTTTTTCTGTTTTCAGCTTAGTGATACCTACGATACCGTCTATCACTCGCTGGGAAAAACCCATATCTTTCAGCGTATCAGCAGTAACCCAAGTATCTTCCAACAGGTCGTGTCCAAGGGCGATCATTTCAAGTTCTGGGTCGTAACCAAAACGTTCTTCTACTATTCGAGCAACATGTAGAGGATGCAGGTAGTATTCAACTCCGCCCTTGTCCACCTGACCTTCGTGGGCCTGGTAAACCAATAGTGTCATTTGTGTAGTTTTTGACATGTTTTTCTCTTTCTATCTAAGTTGTGATCAGTATATCAGATTGTGCGGAGTTGTCAAACTTTATTCTGAAGAATCTTGACCCGCGAGAGCTTGGTGAGAGGAAAACTGTCATCGTTCTTTGTCCAAGCTTTCACAGTACCGGCGATTGCGATCTCGCTATCTGCCTCAAGAGCCTTTTTGAAGCTGAACATCACCAGCTGACCCTTGTCAGTAATACCGTTCACGAAGAAAACATTGTAATTGACGCTATACCCAACTCTCAGTACTCGTATGTTCGTCTGAACTCTTTTACCTATTTCTGCTAGATAGCCAGCTTCGGGTTTGATATTGTTAGCTTCTTCGTGTCTTTTGTTGATCGAAAAGTAATTTTTTATCTGACATGCAATCACGCCGATGCCAGAGCCTTTTGTGGTGATCTCAGTCATATCTAGAACCTGAGATATTGTGATATGGAAACCTGAGATTGAATCTTTGAGCGTCCTGGTCATGATATCAATCGAGACTGTCTCCCTCGCCTTTTTGCCTAGTTCAACATCTTCCTCGGTGAATGGAGGAGTAGAACTCCCAAGAGCTTCTTTCATTATAGATGAGTTAGACGGTATAGTTTTCATCGTCTCATAGTCAAATTTCCCACCTCTTGGTACAAATTCACCATTGATCCGATGGGCATATGCTGCTGCCGTCCATACTTGCTCTTGGGTCCAGCTCATGTCGTTCTCCGTTGTTTACTCTATGAGGCAATCATATCAAAACAACGAACAGATGTCAAACTTTTTCTTCTGAAAGTTCAAAGCCAAAATGAGCCAGAGCCTTGCGAGCAAACTGCAATCTGTCTACCGGAGCAAGTTCCTCTGGCATCAATGTTAAAATCTCCAGTATTACTGATTCTGTATATTTCTCGACCTCCTCTTGATCTGCCCAGTGTGCAACAAAGTAGTGCCTGGGCGTTTCGTGATCGATGTAGTTCAGCAACAACGCGTTTGCTCCCAATCTCTCAATGTTCTCGTTCATTCCTTTCTCTCAGCTTGTTTCTGTCCTGCAACCTTTAGTAATTGTTCCAACACGTTATCGTCGATCTTCTTACGCATGTCCTCTGCCAGCAGCTTGCTAATTTCTTCCACGCTTACCGGTTTAACATTACCATGATCTTTCCTACATATACAAGTCATTTTTGCTCCCTCATGCGCTCAGTGTAGCCCAAACCGCGGTCTGCTGTAAATCATTCTCGAACCCTGGGTATACTTCGTCTAGCTTGGATAAGTCAACCATTTCGTAACCCCTATTCTTTTTCTCTCTGATCTTGCCTACTACTTTAGCCTCCCAATCCTCGAATATTTTAGTCTGAAGCTTTTTGCCTCTGCCACCCCAAAACGTGCAATATTTGACTTGATTTCCGCTCCAGAATTTCTCCCCATAATCGTGAGGTTCAGACAGCATAATGACTCCCCAAATCTTGTCCGACGAGCCTTCCTGCTTCCAGCCTATGAATTTGTAGTTCATTCTTCAACTCCGAAATGCTTTTTGATAATATCTGCTCCTGATATATCCTGGTCATATTCATTCTTAAAGGATTTATACGGGAATAATGACATACATTCTCGGATAATCAACAGAGCAAACCTTTCTTCAAACTGAAAGTGTGTTCTATACACTTCATCTGTCTTGGAATTAGTATGCCACATTGCCTGTTCAGCGAGTTCTTTAATTTTTTCGTTCATTTCTTATTTCCAAAATTTCTTGTTCCAATGACCACTGAGTCCAAAACCACAGGTAAATCATGCTGTTGAATATCGTGGCACCGCTAAATGTTATCACATAAACAATGTCTTGCTTATGTGGATTTGGGATCAGATAAGCAGTAGTGAAGCTGATGAGATACACAACGAATGACAACCTAGCTGTTTTTCGAGCTACTTCTTTCATTCTTCAATACCAAAATGTTGTTTAATCTCTTGTATCATCTGAAGATAACACAAATCTCTAGTAATAGTCCATGAGTCTGTGTTTTCACCACTCGATCGTTTGCTTTCGATCTTGTCGAGACATTCTTGAATAATCATCTCGGCTAACTTCTGCGTGGTAACGTCGTCGACTACACATACTCGACGGTCCGTCCTACCGAGTATATCATTAAGTGTTACCCCTTTGGCTATTTCAGGATGTTCCTCTCTGGACAGCCTGGCTGCCTGGGCTGCAAGTTCCCTAATTCTTTCGTTCATTGATAACTCTCACTGAAGTAATCATCCAGTTTAACCTCCAACTCCACGGGAAGTTTCACGTTCCCTACACACACTTCCTTGTAAATGTCCTGTAGTAAATCGTGAGCAGAGAGACCGACGTTGAGTGCGTCGACCAACTTTTCAATCTTGTGGCGTTGTTTGCAGTTCATTTTTCAACTCCGAAATGTTCCTTAATCTTTTCTCCTAACCATTCAGCATGATAGTCGTGTTCTGCCATTACGCCAATACTTTCTTTGACGACCAGCTCGACTAATTTCTGCAAATCTGATGGATATACACTCAGTGGATTCATAGGATGACCTCCGAAGGATATACCGATTTCTTGAGCCAGTTTCTTTACTTTAGCGTTAATCATATTAATCCCAAAAGGTTCGCCAGTAGGTTCCCATCAAGCGTAGGCCGTTATCTATTCTGGCACTATACGCTTTGTAACCCTCGACGTCAAATTGATGTGTGTGGTTTGGACCATGTTTCATCTCCGAGTACTCAGTTCCATCGATCTTTTCATAGAAAAAGTCAATGTTACCAGTGTGAAATTGTTCTTCCCAGTCGTCTCCAGATTGCAATTGTTCCAGGGCCCAAATGACTTCATCCAGCATCCATTCATAACGTCTGAAATGATTGGCGTCGATATCCCATTCGTTCTCCCTAGGAGGAGCGTCGGTGGAGCGGAATCCAACAGGAACGTCCTCATCTGCTACACTGCCTGCTCCATGTTTATTCAAGCGGAGGTTCTTCAGAATAGGAAGAATAAGCATCGACATGGTTTCGTGGGCGCCCCAGTGATCCCAATAATCAGGCTTGACTGAGATGTGCCGCTTTCTCTTGCTATGTACCCACGCACAGAAATCATTGACCCGAGTTCTGGCCAACCAATCACCTATTCTATCCCTGTCCCTTTCTTGAACACAAAGGTGTTCAAGCCAGCCTGCAATTTGATAGGGTCCTATGTAATTGACGTATTTTCCAATCCTCGCTCTCACTGTTCCTCCCACGTGCCCTTGTTATGAGCCCAATGCCGGTCATCACTCAGCTCTACTCCCACAGAGTATCCAAATAACCCAATATCGAGGAGTATTCCAGCATGACTTTCTCGTATCGCCCATCTGAAAAATATAGATATTATACAACTATTTTCGGATAATTCCAATTCTAGAGTCTTGTGCTTCGATACCCTTATTGTTTTAGTGTAGCATCTAAAACGCCTTGAGAAAGGATTTGTTAGGTTGATGCTAAGGTTTATCATTCTGCCTCGATCTCTCCAAGTAACACAAAGCCAACCAGGTAGGGCAGACCCTGTGGAATACCGTACTGTTTGCTAGTACATTTGTTGATGGTCCATCCCATCCACCTCTTGGTAGCGACGGTGATGGCAGCATTCAAGGACTTCCCATCGAAGAGTTCGAGATGAACGTCGTCAGCAAAGTGACGACCCTGGCGACTATCCAGGAAGATTCTAACTAACTCAAGAGGCTCCTTGACCTCTTTTGCTATTGCTTTCATTGCCAGGGGCCACGCCTTAGGCGCATGTTCACCCATGGCATTCCAAAATCCCCAAGCGTCGTTCTGTGTTGCTGGTATCATTTTTTCTCTCCAGTTGTCTACATCTTGGGTACAGTATACCCAATATGTCAGACGTTGTCAACTTTATTTGAGATTCAGCATTGGTATGGATGCTGCGCCCATTGTGGTGGTAGGCAATTGCCCATTCCAGTTTCGAGCTATCTCATACTGCACCAGCTGAGGGTTGGTGTTGAGTGCCTTGGACTTTGCTTCGATCGCACTCGCCTCTGCTTCGCCTCGTATCTTTACAGCCTCAGCTTCGGCCTTTGCCACAGCAAGTTTGCTTTCAGCTTCACCTCTTGCTGCCTCGATTTGCTTCTGGGCCTCGGCCTTCGATTGCTGGATCTCGTTCTCGCGTTGTGCCGTTTTCTGTGTTGCTCCAATTTTCGCGTTGATAGCCTCTACCACAGATGGCGGTAACCTAAGGTTGCCTACCCAATACACATGTTCGATCACGATACCAATCGGTTCAACCTCTTTCCTCACATAGGATTCTACGCTGGTGATAAGTTCCGACTTGCCCTGTCCGTAGATGGTTTCAACATCCTTAGTGGATGCAGCCTTCACGATGGCATCCTGAACCATATTTCTGAGGTAGATATCTGATATCTCCTCGATGCCCTTGCGATATTTCTGGAAGACGGTGGATACCAACTTAGGATCAATATGGTAGCTAATACCAATATCGGCATTTACGTTCAACCCCTCCTTGGTTTGGAAGGTAATGGACTCGTCTTTTCGTGCATTGGCGGAATTATCCTTCCAAGTATCGTTCTGGGTATAGGTAGGGAACAAATATAGCTCGTCATTCAGTCCTAGCCAATATCGTCCAACACCCACTTCCTCAGAGTCCACGCCTTTCGAGCCACCTAGCAGATGTACGATGATACCTACGTTACCCGCTGGTACCTTGCTGCATCCAGTAAGCGACAGCAGTACTACTAGACCCACCACAATTTTAAGCATTTTCATCAGTCTTTTTCCTCTTAACGTTAGAAATCATATCTACGACGGTCGTGTATGCAAACGCGACAAACCCTAGTCCCACGACTACTCCTACCAACATCTTCTCGGTGTTGGCCTCCGAGATCAACGTAGGGACAACTTGCAGCAGTACGAAACCTGCTGCGACTACTAATATCAGCCTTATCAAAACGTAAACAGTGTTCATTTTATCCTCCTATTCTGAATCATTTTTATAACCCATGGGCATATTTGCAAACCCAGCATAAGTGACTAACCCCTTGGATATTTCCGAACCGAACTTGGCAGCAGTGTCGGCTATTTTGTTCTTGAGCGTGACGTTTCGAGGAACAGGAACATACAACCAAATCTCAACTCGACACCGTTCAGTGACACTCCTGGCCCAATTCTCCCAATCAAAATTCAATCCTTGATTTTTAGGATTTACAAATCTTGCAAATTCTCCAGATACCATCGCGTAACATGCGTTTGCGACTTGCATTTCTCTGGCTTGCTCTGCTGTAATTCTAGTCATTACCACACCTTTTCAATATCTAACTCCTCAATCTGATAAGATCTCATCCATTCATTTAGTATTCCAAAATTTTCGTTCTTGGTGATTCAGGTGGTTCTTCTTGCTTATCCCATAGCACACTAAGCGTCATATTATCCCTACGACTTGCTAAATATACCATATAACCGTTTTCTTCCAGTAGATTAATGATTTGTTTCATCTGCGGCTCTGATAACTCTGACATAACTAGATCAAGGGGAGCCTGAGCATATGGTGTTATAGGGTGATAAGTACACCCTAAATCAACTCTAGACATTCCTTTCCTTGTTGCTTCTCTAATCCGTTCGTTAATATACTTGATATATTTTTCTATACCAATATTAAGAAAATGATTCATATTCGTTGATTGCATTTCTCTTGCCTGTTCTGCTGTTATTAGTTTACCCATTATTACACCTTTTCAATATCTAATTCCTCAAATTGATAATTACCTAGTTGACAAGATCCCATCCAATGTTTTCCACAAACTGAACAAGATACCCTAAAACTCGATATATTACCGTCTGGATTCAGATTATTACCATGTTTGTCGTATACCGGCTTGTAATACATAACCGTAGTCATAGTTGGCCCATGACTGAATCTACATTCCCGTTCACAGTTTGGATTGGGATTACTCATTAAGTTTCTCCATTATTCCTGTAATAGTGCAATGCTGATTTCGAGTGACCTAACTTCAATTTTGAATTTCAGAGATCTTAGCATAAAATGCCTCTTGATCCTCGTCAACCATCTCGATGAATTCAGTTTTATCATATTGAGTGGTTCCTACCCAACTCTTCCCACAAATCATACAACTTAGTGGAAAAGTTGTTATAGTGCTGTCCTGATTATCATCCACCGGTTCACACTGAGTAGTACTGGCTGAACCATAATGGAATCTGCAATCTTCTTCACAATCGGGGTTAGGTTTATTCATATCTTCCTCCAAAACTTATACCTAATTTTATTTACTATTTCAATAGGTTCTGGTTGTTCTACTTCCTCATTCCATCTCACACCAGGTACCTTATTCCTTTTCCACTATTCCTGTAATAGTGCAATGCTGATTCCTGGGTAAGTCCTTTTCACACTGTTCAATAACCTTTTCGATCCTATTCTCCGCTGAATGTGGAGAAATTGCTCGGAGACCCGCTCCAATCATCATTCCAAAAACAATCCCTAACAACATTGATACAAAAATTTCACTTGTCATTTATCCCCCAACATTTTTTTGAGTTTGTTTATCGCTCTCTCCTCAGGAGAGGTAAAAGCAAAATACAAACACGCAGAAATCACGACAATCGAAATGGAGATGAGCGCGGGCGATAATACCCACCACCAACTCCAATCAATGTAGTGTGTCAGCTTCAAAGCGATAAAAATCAACGTCAGTGCTTCAAAAAATCCCATATCTTACCTCAATAAATTTATTCCCAAGTTCTACCAATTTCAGAAATCCATTCTCTGCCATCATCCTGATTCAATTCCCAATTCACATCGTCTGGTATTTCTACAACCTTTAATTTTGCCCCATACTTTACCGCTTTATCGCCTAGTTCTTCTACCACTTGAATTAATACTGGATCAGTTCTTTCTATCTCATAAGGACGAAAGATTTGTTCCAGATACTTTCTACCATATTCGTTACGATCTTCTTTACTCATACTATAGTAATCTTGATTTATAGTAAATGACACCCTATCTTCCGGTGGAAGCAACCAATATGACCATTCACTTTTATCTTCAATCCATATCTGGATTCCTTTAATTTCTGCATATCTAAGGATGGCTTCGTCACTCAATACAAAACCGCATTGACATGTATTAATTACTATCTTCATATTACACCCTATAATCCGTATCTATTATTTGAGGTTCATCACAAATCCATTGGTAAGTTCTTTTTATTACCTTAACCTTGCCCACATTTACTATTCCGCTTTCATATAGTTCTGAAACAACTTCTGGCCAGGTAGTCGCTGATAAAATGGTATCTCCGAACGATTTACTGACATACACAAATTCAACTTTCTGTTCCATTATTCAACCTCACTGATAACGTATATTCCCGTCCATTGGTTAACGCACCCCAGAACACAGGTTATGATCAGAAGCATCCTCATACCCGTCTGAATACCCACTACGTTCTCCTTTTTGGTATGCAACATACATTATCCAATATTCAAAACTATCTGCTGAAGATACCATTTGACCTTTTACTTTACTATTATGTGCCCGAAACAATTTAGCGGCTTCTTCATATATTTCATGGTATAATTCATCATTCATTATTATTTCCTCACCATTGCTTGATATAATCTAGGAGGATAGTGTCTGTTATCAATACCAATACCGCCTTGTGGTTCCCAGCCCTCTTCCATATACTCACTAACATGTATTCCCAATTTAAAAGGGTCATCATTACGAAGTATTGCATAGGATAGATTATCCGTTGAGTATTCATCATTCATTATTAATGATCTCCTGAATTATATTCTTCGACCCATGAATCATTCCAACAACTGTAATGTTTGTAATTTGATATTGCAAACTCAAGACTATGCCTTGCTGCATCGAACAAGAAACACTTTTTAGTTCGTTGTGCGATATACTCATCATATACTCTACCAAATTCGTTTGGAGTTATATCCAGCACTTCTACTTTGTCATGATAATTCAAATCCTTTTCGGAACTATCTAATACTATAGACATAAAATTATCATCATAACAACTGAAGGGAGCAAATACTATTCTAGGTTGACCCTTCACCGTTACGAATGTGATCTCACCATCATCCTCTACTGCATGATGAATTGCGTGAAGTAATTGGGCAAGTGATTCTGCCGACGAAGTCATACCTCTACAATCTTCTGTTAGATAACCATAAGGACTAGCATCGGTGGTCAATAACCATTTGACCAATTCATTCATCGAGCTAGGTTCATCCATGAATCGTTTGATGGTTTCAATCGCCTCGTCGTGCGTATTTTTGAAGGCTTCCAATTTACGTTGCGCTTTGGGGATCATCATCATTCTCCAAGTTGTTTGCGTCTATTGGTGTAGTATAGCAGATTTTGAGGAAGTGTCAAGTGGGTTAAACCACTTCCAGGCCATAGAAGCAGCGTACCAGCCCAACGACGTCTTGTACGTTGATCTTACTGTGCTGTTCCTCGACCACTTTGGCGGTTACGCGCTTGGAGTCGGATGTGATCAGCGTACGGTTGTAGTCCTGAAACATTACATAGCTTATCATGTTACCTTGCTTCCGATAGGCTTGTGCGCTAGTAACCAGCTTGCCATTGCTGCGCTTCATTGTGGTAAAGCGGACGATCAGATCGCCCTCTACTGGTACGTCAGTGGTCGCTGTCCAACCGCGAAGCTCTTTTGCTACCTTCATGTCTCTCTCCTGTTGTGTTATGGGGCTAGTATACAGTCAATCCAGATATCTGTCAACTTAATTTAAACTCTTGAATCTTTTAGCCTCGGTCGCTATCGTAGCCTTCGTCGCCTAAGCTCTTGAACCATTCATCATTGGTCATCCACAGAATGTTATCCGAATCTTTCTTACCGTCGCCTATGACATAACCGTCGACCATGGCCTTGAGTTCCCACCCTTCGTCTGCTGTGTCTCCTGGAGTGTAACATGCTTGATTGCCTGTCCATTCCCCGTCCTCATCCAATTCAAACCAGCAATATTCCACGGTGCCATCTCGCAGATCAAACCCATAGGAATCGAATGAGGTACGTTTTACCAGGTAAACGATCTCCTCAAAATGTTCAGGGAGGACATCTTTGGACGATTTGAAGGTGATTGTCTTGGAATTTGTCATCGTTCGCTCCTGTTGTGTTAAGTCGCTATTATAAGCCCAGCTGTGGTCTGTGTCAACCAATTTCATTTGAAATACGCAACATAGAAGCGCTCGCCTACTACTGCCTCAGCCCAGCCATTCTTCTCGTCGACGACGATGTTAGGCTGTGTTAAGAAGGTATTTACAACACGTTTGAAACTGCGATGAGTTGGATCGTAGTATTTGCCACCACAGCCGCACATACAGAAACAGCTCGCCTTACCAGAGTAAATCCGATTAATCGCTTGCATCTCTCGCTCCTGTGTTCGTGGTTATATCGTTGTCTTTCACTATGGAAACAGTATACTACCAAGATAGGCGAAAGTCAAACTTTTATCTACCATCAGACGGACCTGTTTGCACGTTTGCCCATTCATTTTGCATTCTGAACAGCACGTCCTTGTTCTCGTCAAGCAGCTCACCTAGTACCGAAAAACAGTAATCCTCCCATTCCTCCTCGGAGATGAGACCTTGCAGAACCCGTTGCCACATCATGTCATACTTGGCGCGGTTGAAGAATCTGTATTCGGTCATTGTAGTCTCGATTATAGGTTGATTTGAATGGCGCCTCTGAACTCGTCCAGGCTGATCATACCAGCCTTCCAATGGTCGCATAGCCATTTGGTATAGGCTTGCTGTTTCTTGCTATCATCGGCATATATGCCCTGGTCCTCCCAGTAGCTATGGAAGGCGAGTAGGATGTAGTTAAAATCATTGTCTGGCATGTTCATTCTCCGGTTTGCTGTCTAAGTGTCGTTAGTATACAGTCTTTTGACAGGAAGTCAATCTCTGTACCCTTGTGCAACATGAATATCGTAATTGTCTCTGAGGCAATCAGCAACGTCATTCATCCATTGAGTTTCAGTAACACCATATACTATATTGATAGTATAACCCATTTCATAAGGTGCATACATAATATCCCCACAACCAGTACATAATGATTGATTAACAACCTTTGCTGCAAGAGCAACCATTTCGTTATAAGTTTCCATTGTTCATTCTCCGGTTTGCTGTCTATGGGTGTAGTATAGCACAAGATGAAGGAGTGTCAACCATTTTTCATAAGAAATTTATTGCTAATCGTCTTAAACGAGATCGTTGGTTCCTGATCGCATTTCCAAACAAGCCCCTCTCGCTCAGTCTTGGGATTTAGCAAAGACTTGGCCTCGGCGATCTGCAGCATATCGTCAATGGTCCACTCGGTGGCGATTTCCCTGCTGGATTCAATCACAGGAACATGCTTCAAGTTTAGCTCTAATACCAGTTTCATCCTGGATTGCGGGTCAAAGTAAGTGTCCTCTTTGATGTCAAAGACATCAAAAACAAAGAAGTCTTGTCCTTTAATCTTGTATGGATTACTTTGGATACCTTCGCCGATGACTTCTCCTTGGAAAGCGATATTATCTAGACCCAGTTCTCTCATTCGTTCTTCGACTTGATATACTAGAGCCATTCTCCATAGAGCGTTAGTCTCGCTGAACCGTAACTCAAGATTTCTAGAGCATACGCCAAACGTACCGTCCTTTATGAACATGGTACAACTGGTACCGTCGAGCTTCTCGGTTACCTCAAAGGTCAATCTTCTAGATTTGTATTCTTTGATTTCAAATCTTAGATTCTGAATTCGTTCTTGATCAGTTTTACGAATAGCAGAGGGAAAGAGTCCTTTGAGTTCTCCGCCTATACACGCAGCAATAGGAGGTTCGTATTTTTGGATATTTAGGTATTCCGAGCAATCAAACCCTTCTTCGTATGCTACGTCGGATAGCATATCTATTGGTAAAATAAGTCCTTGGGAGATTTGTCCCCTCAACCTAACGGTTCTAAGACGTTCTCCTGGGACACCATTATACTCTCGGGGTTCTTTGGCCTTCGAGAGGAAGGGTGCAATGGTAAAGGGGATCCAACTATCGATCTCGCAGTATACTACAAGGTCGCCTATGCTGAATTCATCTTTTTTGACCACTACCTTCCATCCGTCTATGACTGCCACCTCAATAGCGTCTGCGCCTGGAATAGGTTTTATATCGAGAATTTTACGAACGGTTGCCATCTTACGCTCAGACATTTAGTACCTCTACATAATAATTCATTATTTTCTCACCACAATCTGGGTGAACCTTCTCATTCCGTGTAGGATAATTCCATCGTTATTACATCCAACATAACAGTGTTAAGAGTCGTAACCTCATACCCTTTTGCTTCCATTACTTCCTGATAGTTACGAGCCTTGAACATATTCTTCAGCTCCTTTTTCTCTACCAACACAGTTTCATCGCCTGAATGATCCCACACGAAAGCTACATATTGATGTGTCATACTACTCTCCCTTTGTCCTGCTGTTTGCGTCTATGGGTGTAGTATAGCACAAGATGAAGGAGTGTCAACTCTTTGGTAGAGGATAATACCACGCGCCACAAACGCACTCGGACTCGTCATAGGCATGGCAGATACAAATATGGTACGGTATCACTTCGCCGTTATCTGGGTCAGTCAGTGCCACACCATCCATGGCATGGTACAATTTGCCGTCTATGTCAATTGGTTCATAGTCATTGTCTAATCCCTCCATTGTATCTTCAACCTATTTTTGACTGACCGTAATACCCACTGATTCCAAAATTCACACCTGACATTCGAATAGGTGCGACTATGCCACTTCATCTGTATTTTTTTCTTATCCAATGCTGTTTACCTCCCTCGAATCCACTTCCCAGGCCCAATGTACTGTTTTCCAATCTTCCAGGCATTCTTCGAAGGAGTAGTTCGCGTCAACATGTTCCTTGCCAAATTTAGCACACATCTTGTCGTACCAGTAAGGATAATAGGTTTCTCGTACTTCAACTTCTGAAACAGTAGAAACCCAACCAGTTTCACCATCGAATTCATCAAAACTAAAATATCTTACCTTATCCACTATTCTTCCTTCATCACTACTTAGTGTCAATATAGTCTCTTATGTGTTCCACATCATAACCGTTCTTGAAGGATTTGTCAATACATTCTTCAACAATCAGCTCGACAAATTTTCGCAACTCATCCTCGTAAAATTGGTAAACTCCGAGGTTCTGCTTATGAGTACTACCGGCCTTCTCAGCAAGTTTCACGATTGTCGACTTTTTCCCTGTTGCTTCGTTGAACTGTTCTTCGGTTAGTTGTTTTCCGTTTAGATACCAAGACCATGTGCCATCTCCCCATTCGATCGCAGGTCCATCTACTCGGTGACGTTTGCCGTTTAGATACCACTCTTTCGTGCCAGCTGGCCATTCAACAGCAGGTCCATCTTCTCTGTGAAGTTTCCCGTCAAGTTTCCCGTCAAGACGCCATTCTGTTCTGTTGTTGTTATTGACCACTACGGGATAACTCTTGCTATCGTCAGACGTCGACTTTTTCCCTGTTGCTTCGTTGAACTGTTCTTCGGTTATTTTTTCTCCGTTCAGAAACCACATATTCGGGCCGTCGATTCTTTCGACTGCGGGTCCATCTTCTCTGTGACGCTTACCTCTTAGGTACCACTCTTTGTTGCCAGATGCCCATTCAACGGCAGATCCATCTACTCTGTGACATTCGTCGTTTACCCACCATTCTTTGGAGCCATCTGCGTATTCAACAGCAGGTCCATCTTCTCTGTGACGCTTACCTCTTAGATACCACTCTTTATGTTCATTTGTATATTCAACTGCAGGTCCATCTATTCTGTGGCGTTCGCCATTTATATACCACTCCTTGTGTACATCGCCATATTCAACAGCTGGCCCGTCTTCTCTGTGAAGTTTCCCGTTCAGACGCCATTCTGTCCTTTTGTCCTCGACCGTTACGTTATAACTTTTGCAATCGTCAGACGTCGACTTTTTCGGTGTTGCCTCGTTAAATTCTTCTTCGGTTAGTTGTTCTCCGTTTAGGTACCAAAACTTGGTGCCATCTGCCCATTCAACGGCAGGTCCATCTACGCGATGAAGTTTGCCGTCTATATACCACCATCCTCTGTTTGACCATTCAACGGCAGGTCCATCTACTCGATGAAGTTTGCCGACTATATACCATTCTTTGGTGCCATCTGCCCATTCAACCGCAGGTCCATCCTCGCGATGAAGTTTCCCATTTATATACCAAAATCTGGTGCCACCTGAACCTTCAACAGCAGGTCCATCCTCGCGATGAAGTTTGCCATTGAGGCGCCATTCTGTTCTTTTGTCATCTACCGTTAAGTTATAACTCTTGCTATCGTCAGACGTCGACTTTTTCGGTGTTGCCTCGTTAAACTGTTCTTCTGTTAGTTGTTTTCCGTAAAGATACCATTCTTTGGTGCCATCTGATCGCTCAATGGCAGGTCCATCTTCTCTGTGTTTTTTGCCGTTTAGGTGCCACCATTTAGTGCCATCTGCGTATTCAACAGCGGGTCCATCTTCTCGGTGAGGTTTGCCGTTTAGGTACCACACCTTGGTGCCATCTGCCCATTCAACAGCAGGGCCGTCTTCTCTGTGAGGTTCGCCGTTTCTATACCACGCTTTGTATACATCTGCCCTCTCGATCGCAGGTCCATCTTCTCGATGAAGTTTCCCGTTTAGATACCACTCCTTGTATACATCTGCCCATTCAACGGCAGGTCCATCTTCTCGATGTAATTTCCCATCCAGAAGCCATTCTGTCCTATTGTTCTCGACCGTTACGGTATAACTCTTGCTCATATTATTCTCCTTTGCTTAATTCAATTCGTTCTGCTGCCATTAACAGTAGAAATTTAAGAGGGATATTATCACCAACTGATTCGCTGGCGCGTTTTAAGGTATCAATTAACTCTTGATCAGTCATTACCAAACCTCGACTTCGATTTCATAACCATCTTCTTTGCACATTTCAATCCATTCATTTAGTTCATTTACATGATTTTCTGAATAATTAACAGTAGTTTCTCCGATAGGTTCTCTTTCTTTAAAGAAATCGCCTTCTTCGTATACTAGAAATGTGCCAACATCGCCTCGAGCAATGGCCCATTCCTTATACCCTTCGAGGGGATTTTCCTTTTCCATGATCTCATAACTATCACTAGTTGGGGTTTGCCAACAATCAAACTGTACGGTTTGTGACGAAGTTTTACCAGTTTTATTGACTGTTACTTCCCTGGTAGCAGAAATGTGAATGTTCATACTCATAAAATTTTCTCCATTGATGTTACAACCTAGACACTATAATGCAAGGCTCGGTAGATGTCAAGTCTCAAATGGTAGGTACCAACGGAGTAATGTTGTCTCCATATTTGCCATGGTGCGTCAAGATAGGTCGATCTTTCATGTATGCCTCGATGTCCTCAAAAGGCACCAGACCAAGATCTTTACTCAAAGGACCATCCACGCCCACGTCGACACAGCGACCAGGGTGAGTGAAGTTGCCATGTGTATGTCCATGTAGCTGGTACGACCCATAGTGCATCGCATTCCACTCCCATATTGGGAAATGAAACATCACGATCTTCCTACCACCTATCTTGATTTCCTTGTATTCTGAGGCGCTGGCGAACATATCCAGTAGATCATGATCGTCTCTGATCACTTTGTCATGATTGCCTAGGATGATGTGCTTTCGGCCTGGCAGACGTTTCATGATCGAGATAGACTTGGCTGCTTTGTGAAAGAACATGTCACCCAGTATGTAGACCGTGTCATTGCTGGCTACCTGCTCCTGCCACCTAGCAATTATCGCCTCGTCCATTTCTTCTATGGTGGAGAAGGGTCGAGTTTCAGGGTTGAACTTCAGGATATTGGCGTGTCCAAAATGCAAATCCGATAAAAACCATGTAGTCATTGTTACTCCATCATTATTCGTTCAAAATACTGTCGAATGAATATCAATCTAGCTTGTTCACCGAGATTCAGGAACTCATCCTTGTTGGCAACCAAGAAGTCTACCAGTTGATAATGCTCTTCTTCGATTCGTTGCTTCATTATAGCAGGTTTTTCCAACATTGATGCAAGTTTTTCAGAATTCATTCTGGCTAAAAACTTGGAAACTAGGTAGTACGGGCTTTTGATCTTCAGCGAGGTATGCTTTCCATATACAACAAAGCCTTCGTGCTGACAATCTTTCACCTCCTTTACGATATCACCGAATCTGGCCTCTTTCCATAGTGGACGCATTAGCCCAGCTGACAGAGCTACATTATCCAACCAGTCTTCACGAATAGCGTTGGACGAATAATCAGCTGAGTGCGTCACTACTCTAGCACCTATCAGGTAAGCACCAGGCTTCTCTGGAATGATGTGCGGATCTGTTGGATCAACTATTTCAAATAGCCAAGTGATCTTCTTGTCTGGAATCCTTGACCCTAGAACACGAAGAATGTCAGGTGTAATATATTTTTTAGCTATCTGAACAAAGTCTGAATCCAACGAACCAGTAGTAGAAACAACCCAGCCATGTCCGTTGACGTGCGTAGCTGCTGCCATGAATCCATTTACCTTGCCTACGGCAATCACTGGTTCATCGCGCTCGATGTCAGTGTTGTTTTCAAACCTGTTGAAAATTTTAGTAAATGGTCGAATGACAGCTTCATAGTTTTCATCTACTACCAAGCCCCTGGCTTCTACCAGAAACTTGTCCCACCGATTGTCATAGAATACGCGCCTCTGGTATTTTATGACGTACAAGCCTGGATATCCAGTGGACTCTCGCATCTTGATCAGTGACGGGTTGGCTTCAACATAAGCCTTGAGTTCTTCAGATGAGATCATAAATCCTCCTAACTTTATGTGTATGGTAACACAGAATTGAGATGCTGTCAAGAACTTTTCGCGGAGGACAGAGAAAAATAAATAAGAATGACTCGCGGGACGGCAATCCCCAGTCAGCCTAACGTCCCGGGAGGACATCAGCATGTTTATTTATTACGTCTACAGACTTGTTCACAAAACATCAGGACAAGAATATTTTGGTTCACGAAAAACTGCCCAGGTTGATCCGTATGATGATCTGGGAGTCAAATACTTCTCATCCTCAAAGATCGTCAAGGAAATCGGATTCGCCGAATTCTACCACGAAGTAGTCGCAGTCTACGACTCATTCACCGAATGCTACTGGGAAGAACAGCGACTCATTGAGTCAATCTTCAATTCTGGCAAATGCCTTAATCGATCGTTCTATCGTCAAACGGACAACTCGCGAGTTTTCTCAATGACCGGCAGAACTCAAACTCGTGAACACATCGAAAAACGTGCCGCCAGGCAACGAGGCAAAATAACCAAACGAAAAGGCTTGCCTGAAACCTTGAAACATATGAAACGAATGACGGAAGCTAGGCTCAAGAAATATCCAGCTGGCGTCTTCAAGCATTCCGAAGAATCAAAAGAAAAGAATCGTCAAGCTCATATCGGAAGAAGAGACTCCGATGAAACAAAGCGGAAGAAAAGCAAATCTGCATCAGGCAAGCCTAAGTTCTGGCTTAAGGGGCGAACCCTGACGCCTGAACACATCCAACGAGGGAACGAGTCTCGCGCAAAAAACCGAGAAACTTGGTCACAGGAGAAGAAGGATGAGGTGGCAAAACAAATTTCAGACAAGCTCAAAGGAAAACCAAAAACATATCAGACCAACTGCGCGAAGAAGTTCATGTGTCGCATCACTGATAAGAAGGAGATGAGTAAAGCGACAGCGGCGTTATGCTTCAAGGACAACAAGAATGACTTCTGGTAGATTCAGACCGACGTACCAACTTAGGGTTAGCCTCGACAAACTCTTTCAAATCTTCTGAAAAAATCATACTATACTCGTTACTTCGATATCTAAGTCTTCAGGAGTTGGGATCTTACTATTTCGAGGGTGTGAAAGAGTGTAGTCTTCAAACTACTATCTCTCCTCACAACATTCGAAATTATGTTAGATATAATCGATTACCAGCAAAAGGTAACGATATTGAAAAATTTGAAAAATACTTAAAAGGGTTGCGGAATTAACAATCCCTTTGCTGCCAATCTATCATAACGTTGATATGTTCCAACAGCAGATTTTTCGCCGTATAACTTAAACAACGCTTCTACAATTTGATAGTCTGTAGGATTTTCTACGTTAGGAAGCAACTTTTTAACGTGATTTGAAAACTTCTTTGCTGAATAAGTTTTCATTACCGAAAAATCATAATTAGCAAGTTCTTCGGTAATATCATCACCCGCACACTTCATACCGTTAAGTTTAATATAAGTAGACATGTTATCTCCAAACTTTGTTAAAACATTGTACCCAACTAACAAGCATATTATACGATATGCTAACGTTCTTGTCAATAAAATCTTTCAAATCTTCTGCGAAAATCATACTATCCTCGTTACTTCGATATCTAGGTCTTCAGGAGTTGTCTCCCACCGCTGTTTCATCTCTTGTAGGGTTTTTTCTGGCACAGAGTGAATACTCTCATATTGGGTAAGAACTTCGATGATCTTCACAGTAACGTCGGGCAGAGAAAGCCTGAAGTCAATATACTTGCTGTATTCCCAACTTCGCGTGAAAGTGTTGCTCACAACCACGTCATTCCCGTCACGAAGTTGCTTGTATGAACTTAGCTGGCACCATTGATGAGCATTAGAAATCAACGAGGCGTCGAAGTTATATTCACCAGTGGTTTCGTTTGTGAAGAATTTATCTGCCTCAAACCACTGAGCGCCTGTCTGCTCGGAGATCTTTTTCGCGATGGTGGACTTACCTGAACCAGGTAGTCCTCGTATGATAGTCAGTGTAGGCATGAAGTTCTCCGGTCGTTTCACAGTATAGCTGCATGATACACGACCGGAGAAAAGTTGTCAAGAGTTTTTGCCTATGAATTTATATCGGCATCTGGTGTAGTCTCCAAATCTATTCTCAACAGTTCGACTAGCTTGACTAAGCGATTCTGCCTCGATGAAGATTTGAAGAGTCTGTTTCACGTTGTACGCCCACATTGATGCTCCAGGCTTACCCGCGAAATCACCAATTTCAACGTGAAACAGATATTGTTCCATATCAGTACCGATAGGTTTCAGGTTTGAATGGTCCATCAACCGACACTCCAAGATAGTCAGCCTGTTTGTCACTCAATAGAGATAGCTGCGCTCCTACCTTCTCAAGGTGCAATCTCGCTACTTCCTCGTCGATATGCTTGGGCAGAAGATAGATGACACCATCTTCATAAGAATCTGTGTTGGTCCACAGTTCAATCTGCGCCAGTACCTGGTTGGTAAATGAGTTGGACATTACAAAGCTAGGATGACCAGTACCGCACCCAAGGTTGATAAGGCGTCCTTCTGCCAGCAGAATGATGCGCTTGCCGTCAGGGAAGATGACATGATCGACCTGTGGTTTGATATTCTCCCAGGTATAACCCGACAGGCTTGCAACCTCGATTTCGGTGTCGAAATGACCGATGTTGCAGACGATCGCGTTATTCTTCATAGCCCTCATGTGTTCGTGTGTGATGACGTCTACGTTGCCAGTGGCAGTCACGAAGATGTCAGCCTTGTCTGCTGCATACTCCATCGTCACCACGCGGTAGCCTTCCATCGCCGCCTGAAGGGCGCAGATAGGATCAATCTCGGTGACCCACACCTGGGCTGACAAAGCCCTTAAAGCCTGAGCCGAACCTTTGCCGACATCGCCGTAGCCGGCCACAACGGCAATCTTGCCGGCAATCATGACGTCGGTGGCGCGCTTGATGCCATCGACCAGTGATTCGCGGCAGCCATAGAGGTTGTCGAACTTGGATTTGGTGACGCTATCGTTCACGTTGATGGCAGGCAGCTTCAAAGTGCCAGCGTGAATCCTCTCAATCAACTTGTGAATACCCGTCGTGGTTTCCTCTGACACGCCACGAATATCATCCAGCAAATCTGGTCGCTTGTCATGAACATATGCGGTCAAGTCATGTCCATCATCCAATAGCATATTTGGACGCCAGCCATCTGGTCCTTCGAGCGTTTGCTCAATACACCACCAATACTCATAATCGGTTTCGCCTTTCCACGCAAACACCGGAATACCTTTTGCTGCGATTGCTGCTGCAGCATGATCCTGTGTGCTGAAAATATTACATGAACTCCAGCGAACTTCAGCTCCTAACTCAATCAGTGTTTCAATCAACACCGCCGTCTGCACCGTGAGATGCAAACTGCCAGAAATTCTGGCGCCGGACAATGGCTTACTGTCTCGGTACTTTTCTCGAACCGCCATCAGTCCAGGCATCTCCGTCTCTGCGATCGTGATTTCTTTTCTACCCCAGTCAGCCAATTCGATGTTTTTAACTTTATAATCCACTTACTTCTCCGTTAGTCCACTCGCTGTCGCGAGTCATTTTGCTTGAAATACCACCACGAGGTCTGAACTCAATTTCTATTCTCAACCTAGATGGCTGATAAACTTCCATGAGATGCGTGTACATTACATGGATACATCTCTCATAACTTACGATAGTATCCCGATATTGGAAGATATATTCCTTGAGACTTTTGAGTTCAACCGTGTGATTTTTGCCGTAGAACCAGATATTTATATGCCCGAAGTCGGGTTGATTTTTGACTCCTAGGAAGGTAAACTCTGGAATTGATATTTGCTGCTCGTAGCCTTGAGCAGGGTTAGGGATAGTTTTTAGTGACGAACTATCAATGTCGCTCCATAATTTTTTCATATTAAAATATTTTCCAACTATACCTATAATAAAGGCATCCGAAGATGCCTTTGAAAATGGAGCTCCAGAAAGGAATTGAACCCTCAACCTACTGATTACAAATCAGTTGCTCTACCGATTGAGCTACTGGAGCGTGAACTTGTAATGTTATTTATCGATCTCCATTTGTCACATAAATTTTCTTGGGTCATCCAATAATGATTTGAATCATAGAGCACCGACTCCAGCAGTGTAACCTCACAATTCTCCTCGCTTTTTCATGATCGCCATGCCGCATTCAGCAGAATCAATCTTGTTATCTATTAGGTTAACCAGAGCAGATTTATGAGTGACTATAAAATGTTGGATCTCCCTGATCTCTCGATCCAACAGGCCATCATCAATATTTTTGACCTGTTTTGGATCAGAACCTACTAAGAATATCGCTGACCACTTGCCGTTCTTTTTAATCTTCGCTCTGTATCTAGAATGTCCATGTTCCAGTGGCTCTGCCCGAAGCCATATTTCGATATTACCAGGCAAACCTGTTGTTCGGGAATTAAATCCCGACATCTCGTACAAATGATCAATCTCGTCGATTATCATGGCTCATTAAGCCTTCATGATTTCTTCTATCTGGTCGTTGTCGATAGTTTCATCACGCATGAGAGCTTCTACCATTGCTTCCATTTTGTCCCAGTTGTCCTGTACCAATTTGTAGGCTTTGTCGTAGTTGCGTTGGATAATATCCTCGATTTCCTTTTCGATCAGATTGTTGACTTCATCAAGTCCTACCTTTAGATGAGAGTGTCCTGCTCCAACGTATCCACCTTCTTCCTCGACGTACTTGATGGGCTTCAGATTTGGACTCATGCCCCACTCCGTAACCATTCGAGTGGCTATAACCGTTGCTCGTTCAATATCGTTACTCGCTCCCGTAGTAACACCGTCAGCACCTGCCACGATCTCCTCAGCTATGCGACCACCATATAGGCTGGCAATCTGTCCCTCCAACTTGCGCTTGGACATACTGACCGAGTCTCTCTCAGGTAAAAACATGGTAATGCCCAAAGCTCTGCCTCTTGGTATGATCGATACTTTGTAGATAGGATCATGCTCAGGAGTTAGGTAACCAACGACCGCATGCCCTGCTTCATGATAAGCAGTCAAACGCTTTTCATCCTCACTCATCGCAAAGGTCTTGCGTTCAGCACCCATCAGAATCTTATCCTTAGCCTTTTCAAAATGCCTCATGTGAATTTCATCACGATCGCATTTACTAGCCAAAATACTTGCTTCGTTGACTAAGTTGGCCAACTCTGCTCCACTGAAGCCTGGTGTTCCTCTTGCTAAGTCATGAAGTTTGACGTCTGCTGCCAAAGGTACATCCTTGGTATGAACTTCAAGTATCTGCTCTCTTCCAAGAATATCTGGCAATCCAACAGTAACCTGACGATCAAATCGACCTGGACGCAACAGAGCCTTGTCCAATATCTCTGGGCGATTGGTAGCAGCTACGATGATGATTCCCTGTGAAGCCTCGAACCCATCCATTTCTACCAGCAGGGCATTCAGTGTTTGATCTCGCTCGTCGTTGCCAATCATGCTATTGGTTCTTGCCTTACCTATTGCGTCGATCTCGTCAATGAATATGATGCAAGGACTCTGTTTGCGAGCCTCTTCGAACATATCTCTTACTCGGCTTGCTCCTACGCCAACAAACATTTCGACAAAGTCTGAACCTGATATACTGAAGAATGACACCCCAGCTTCACCAGCTACGGCCTTTGCCAACATTGTTTTACCTGTTCCAGGTGGCCCAACAAGCAACACGCCTCTAGGTATCTTGCCCCCTAACTTGCTGAACTTCTTGGGATCCTTGAGGAAGTCAACGATCTCAACAACTTCCGACTTTGCTTCATCACAACCAGCGACGTCAGCAAATGTGATTTTCGTGCTAGATTGACTAAGAAGTTTGTGCTTACTCTTTCCCATAAGCCCGCCGCCACTCTGTGATTGTCGCCTCATGAAGAATATCCAGACGCCGATGAACACAAACATAGGCAGCCAACTGATCAAGATTTCCAAAAACATATTTCGTTCAGGTGGTGGGGCGGCCCTGACTTCTACGTCATTTCCCAATAGGTCATTTATTAGCCCTGAATCGTGTGGTGCGTAGACAAAGAAGGCATCTCCACTACGAGACTCGCCCTTGATGATTTTGTCGTCGATGATCACACGCTTGATGGTATGTGCTTTGATTTCTTTGATGAACGAGCTATACGGCAGCGGCAGCGCCTCAAATTTCGGCGTGAATGCTTGCTGCATCATGTACACTCCTAGCGCCAATACAGCAATGACTATAATGGCTGGAAGACGATTTTTGCTCATGTTTTTCTCTTTGTATTTTTGTTATAGGTGTCGTGGCACGAGAATATCATGCCACGAATATGAAATGCTAAGTTTTGGATTCCTTGCCACATACTGTGCATTTGGCTGCGGTCTTCTTCATATCCAAGTTATGAAGTCGCATCCCCTCGCCATATTTTTTATCTTGATAATCCGATGAATGACTCGGCTCTCCTTTGCATCCGCATTTTTTGACTACTGTTGCCATGATTGCTCCTCCTATAAAATGGCTGAGGGACTAGGGCTCGAACCTAGATTAACGATGTCAAAGACCGTTGTCCTACCATTAGACGATCCCTCAATGAGCGGGATAGCGGAATTGAACCGCTTTAGCCAGCTTGGAAGGCTGGAGCACAACCAATATGCCAATCCCGCTTGATCTTTACTATCACTCTGTTTCGTAGTTCAAGGAATAGAACACCTCTCTGACTAAGGGAAGGTTGTGGGTTCTATTTTTGCCCTAGTTGGTGGGGTATGTCAGACTCGAACTGACACGGAATTATCCATCGAGGCTTAAACTCGGTGCGGCTACCAATTACGCCAATACCCCGTAACCTATTTAGAATATTGATTATTTCCTTTTTTATTGTTTGATGGTTTACCTTTATTTGCTGTTCCGAGGGTATTACCGATCATCCTTCTACTATTCATTTTGCATGCTTCATCATATCCATACTTATCGATCATTCTATCCCACGGACTTTTCCAAGTACCGTCATTTTTAGAGTCGAATATGTTTTCACTACGAGTACCCCAATATAGATGACGTGGGTTTGAGCATTTGTCATTGTGACAAGCATGACATAAATCGATGACTGGCTTAACACTCACTGGGATATTGGTATTGAGATACTCTGCCAATACGCCTTTATGCACAGTGCTATTACCTCCTCGTTCCACACATGACTCCGATAAGTCAAGATGCGCCTGTCTAACTGTTTTTTCTTCCTTGATCCATTCTTCTACTAACTTCATAATCTTATTTAATAAGGTCTTCCTTTGCTAGGTACGATATTTATCAGTCTGTTAAAGAGCTTTGGAATAACGCCGTCCTTGGCGTATGAAGTGCGGCCTACAGTGTCCAGCCCTCGTTGAATCTACCAGAGTAGAATTTTCGCTTCTCCTCTGGAGTCAGTCGAGTAATGTAGTCCAGTGGATTGATCTTACCCGCTTGAATTTCGATCAAGGCATCGATCGGAGTGACGTATGGATCAACCTCGTTGCGTCTACGCGCAGCTAGAATCTCTCTAGTTCGTCTTGCCGCTACCAAAATCATCTCAGGACGACTACCATCGAAGTTTTCCAGGCATTCCAGAATGTCGATACGGTCACTGCGGGATGGAGTTTTAATTTTCATCGTTTTACCTATCGCTGTTGATGTTCGTGTAGTATGCTATGAATGTTGGACACTGTCAAGCGTTTTTAACCGGTTCTTTGAATTAAATGATACCCAAACTGCGTCTGCACCGGCGATGATACCTGATCAATGGCTAGAGAAAACGTCGCAACTTCAAATTCCGGTACCATGGCGCCTCTGGTAAATTCGCCAAGATCGCCACCACGTTGTCCACTAGGGCAACGACTGTGCTTCTTTGCTAGATCACCAAATGTCTGTCCTTGAGCCAGCTCGCCTAGCAGGGCGTTGGCTTGTTCTACAGTTTCGACTAGGATGTGACTTGCCCTTACTTTCATGCTGAAACTCCCGAGCGAGCCTTCTTGGCCGCTATTGCTTGACGATAACGATGCTTGGCCTTTTTACTAGAAGTCTTGCCAATCATCTCTTCGAGTTGAGCTACGTTCAACGGTCCAACTCTAGGTTTGCCGTTTTTGGTTAGCATTGGATTTCTATGTTTTGTATGTTTCAATTAAGTATCCTATTGGTATAGTTGTTATTAATGGCCTTCTGGTACGAAGAAGAACAATTCCTCATGTGCATAAGCTGTCTTCAACTGATTCAGAACATACGATGAAATATAAAATTGCTCGTATTGTCCTTTTGGAATGGTACCAGAGGCACTTATTGCTCCCTTTTGACTGTCGAAAATACCAAGCAGCGTATTCTGCCCAGCTGATTGATTTACACCGAAAAGTGCGAATAGGTCCATTGTTTTCTCCTTTAGTGGTTGTGAACTGTCGTAGTTATTTACTGTTGTATGGTAGCTTAGGGATATTTGTCTGTCAAGCAAAGAAAACCCCGATATGACTCGGGGTTTGGTATTGGCTGGCAAGGAGGGGATCGAACCCCCGACCAGGTGATTAACAGTCACCGGCTCTGCCTCTGAGCTACTTGCCATTTGAACTGTTATTTTATTTATAGATATTTTTGTATACGTCTAAATTTTTCCTTTCTTCATAATTGGTGGGAGATATAGGATTCGAACCTATTCATCCAGAGGAAACAGATTTACAGTCTGCCCCGGCTCTCCAACTCCGGCGCTCTCCCAATATTCGTGAACTCTATTCTTCTCGCTGCTGTCTTGCCAATATAGCAATATATTGTGCTGCGTTATTCAACGGTTTTGCCGCAGCTTGTAAAGTCTTTAAATCAATTTTCCCACGTTTGTAGTCATTCCTTACATTCGCAAGTTCCGTTTGGATAAACGCTATTATATCTTCAGCTTCAACCTGTGCCATAATCTTCTCTCGTTTTCGACTATGAGTGTAGTATATATCACTCCAGGAGAATGTCAAGCATTTTATCAGAATCGCAAAGCCTTGTCCTATATGACTGGGAGGATGTCAAATGATTGTCAACTGTTACGGAGCCAAAAATCTGTTGAACAACTCAGGGTACAAATTAGCTACTTTTTCTAATTCATTCCAGTCACCCTGTTTTAGCTGGTTTGAATCGTAATATTGAAGTCTCCCGCCAATCGCCTTTGCGATTCCCAAAAATGCGTCCCGAATACTCGGATCATTTGATATCGGCAGTCCTAGATGCTTGATTGCTGTAGCATGCAACAATGCTCCACTAAAGGCGTACAATTTACCATCATACATGATAAATCTTACCAAATTAGTATCTTCGCCTAGTTCTTTAATTTCAGAACTAGTTGGATTTACGAAAATTGGATATTTTTTTCTATTTATAGGAGAATCAACTAAGGAATGGTATTCCTCGTTAATCATCAACTCATGGATTTTCATTATTTGCATTCTCAAATATTGGCGGAGGGATAGCAGAATCGAACTCTTGGCCGTTAGGCTCCAGCTGCTTTCAAGGCAGCGGTGACATCCCAGGTCACATAACCCTCCTGTTTAACATTGGAGCGGGCAAAGAGATTCGAACTCTCGACATCGACCTTGGCAAGGTCGCGCTCTACCGACTGAGCTATGCCCGCATTATTGGCGGAAAGTGTGGGATTCGAACCCACGCGACCTTTCGGTCGACGGTTTAGCAAACCGTTCCATTAACCACTCTGGCAACTTTCCAACATCCTATTTATCGGACCAAGATGTCCAGTATAGATTTTTGTAAGTCTATCACCTCGTCTCTTGGAACATAAAAGTCCGTACGAGGATCCCAGTAATCTCCTTCTGTCGCATCATAATATAACACTCTTCCGTTTGGATATTCAAATGGTCCTTCAAGTCCAAGCCGAGGTCCATACTTCCCATCTCGTGAGCGTGTCATATTTATCTCCTGTGCTATTAACCAAAAATATTCAATACTACTACAAATACAATACCGACGATGAGAAAAATCTTTAGTGATGTAATGACGCAATCTGCGTCTATATTGCTTGGATCAAAATCCGCAATAATCCTATCTTTATCTTCCGGATCATCGTCTGGTGCTTTGAACATGGCAATACCTCTATATGATCAACAGTGCTATCAGAATCACGCTGATAACTGCACTTACGATTTTAACGTGCTTAGGATTTATGGTTTCCCTGTCGGTTACTACCGTGGTGCTTCTAGGCAATTTCACTCTATTGTCCGACTTTGGTTCAGTCGTAGATGGAGTATATATCACCTCAATTGAGGGCTTTACTCGGGTTTTATTTGTTTTCTTCAGAGCCATTTGCTGGGCACTCCTTGGACCATATTGCTTCTCTGGTGTCGGAATCAATTGCTACAATACATTGTTGCAGTCCCTGCTCGATGGCCCTATAAGTATTGTAATAGTTGGTGCCAGTGAGGCCGATTACCGTGAAGAATGAAAGCACTACTAGCACTAACATGAAGTTAATTTTCATTTGTTGATGTTTCCTGAAATTGGTGGGCCCTCTCGGATTCGAACCGAGGACCATATATAAATTGTTTTGGTGGGTCTTCTCCGATTCGAACGGAGACTCTCAACCGTTATGAGCGGCGTGTTTTTACCCTTAAACTAAAGACCCCTAAAACAATTTTTTCTTATCTGCAATATTTCGTTTTCTTTAATTATACGCAATTTCTTTGGAAATTGCAACCATTTTGCGCGATCTCTATCAGTCTCATATCCCTTCACCTCAATATACAAGTCCATTCCAGGAATGTAAAAGTCTGGATAATACGTTCGAATACCATTCCATTCATATTTAAATCCTTCTGTTGGCCTCTGTGGATTTAATCCATTTTCTTTTGCCCACAGGTAAAAGTCAACTTCCCATTGGCCTTGTAACTTAATATTATCAATTATAATTTGCCTTGTTCTTCCTCTATTTCCTGAATTATATGCTTCCGGATATTCTACTACGGCACGTCTCATGGCAGCTCGATGATTATTTCTTCTTTCCTCGGTCCATATCTGTGCTGCGCTTGTAACACTAATTTTTTCTCTAGTTTCCTCGGACATTACTGCCCCATATGTGTATTGATTTGCGCCTTTTTTGCCAAGCATACCGTAGCTAGGTTTAACTATTATTCTGTCAGGATTACTCTTACACCTAATTTCGTGTTGCGTATTTGCGTTTCTACTTTTAGTTTGTTTATCGCAATATTTACAATTCATATGTTATAGCTCATCAAATTCCCTGCTCTAACCAGCTGAGCTAAAGGCCCGTGTTGTTATTTATCGTCTAGCGAACTTCACCTTGAAAAGTGACTTCGCATCCATTGTCTTTACCGCCACACATTCCATAGGCTATCTGTATTGCCTGTCCAGGATTTTGTGCCTGAACTACTGTGCTATACCTATCGTCGGTGGTGCCCGTGTGAAATCTGGGCTGAATATACAAGCTATACGATTTGAGGTTGTTGTTTGGTGCTGTAAGATCTCCTGCATGTGCTACGTTGTGTAAGGCTATTGCGATCAAAAATATATTACCTAGCTTTTTCATGTGTTACGCTCTTCGTTTACTGTATGTTTGTAGTATATCCAATCACTCAATGCTTGTCAAGCGTTTTTCTTCTTTTTGTAGAAGAAACTTCAGTCGGTCGGCGCAACTCGTGGCTGCCCATGCGTCTGGCTTTACAACCGGAGTCAGGTTGCATGTGCCTCTGATGTATCCAATTGCTTGATGAATAACACAGGATGAACCAAACTTTAGGTCGGGGTTAATGTCGAGATGAACCTCAACTTCCCTGTCCTCTAGTACCTCAGCAAGATCTTGAAAAACGGTTGCAACCTTTATGACCTCGTTCATCAGGCGCATGGCCGGCTTGTTCTTCTTCTGGTCATAGTCGCGCTCTCGTGTGACTTCGCCAAATACCTTGCCGCCGGAATTGCCACCGATGTGAATCACCACTGCTACAGTGTAGTCCGCGTACCATACTCCATTCATTTTAACACGCTCGGAGTCAGCACCTAAGTAGATTTTCG